CGTAAATGTCGATTTTGCCATAATTTCCTCCTTTGGAAATAAGTTCTATAGTCTTGGCTTGTCTGCTAGGTCAGTCTATAGAACAATTTGTTATCCTAGTCATCTCGATTGTATAACAGATATTATTAAAAATGAAATAAAAAAAAGGGAGCATAAAGCTCCCTTTTCTTCGAGACGTTCTCTAGAACTTACGCTCCTTGAGATGCAAACACTGCTCTTGGATTTGAGAATCCAAATGAGTATCTTTCTCTAGCTTTGAATCTGACATTACCAGTATCAAAGTCACCTTCCATAGAAGTTGAAAGAGGTGATCTCTCAAAGTGTTTAAACCCATCTGGGCAGTCTGTTAACAAGAACCAAGCATCGTTGTCTGTTAAGAAATGGTTAACTGAATAACCTTCAGGAACCATGCCCTGATTTCTAATAGAGTTGATGTCGTTGTCTGATGTTCCTGTTCTTCCCGGAGTATTTAATATCCTGTCAGCCACAAACTGAAGTTGTGGTGGAACAATCAGCTTTCTTCCTTGCATAGCAAGGATCATGCTTTTATCATCAGTAAAAGTTGATATAGCAATCAACGCATCTTCCAACGAAGTCTCATTTAAGTCAGTAAAGGTACTTGGTCTATTGCTTAAAGTTCCTCCACCAGCTAGAGGGTGAGATGTGTTTACTAATGAAACACCGTCTCCACCTGTAAAGCTAGATGAGAAAGCATTATTCAATACAGCAGCAGCTTTTACTTGCTTAGTATGAGCCATAGATCTTGCTAACGCCTTGGTATATCTAGCTCCCAAGCGGTCATAAAGATTATCCTCTATTGCTTCTTCTGTAAGAGCAAACGCTAAAGCTATGGTTTCGTGTGAATACCTAGCAGTGAAACCTTCGGAAGCTGAATCAAATTCAACAGCGTTTCCTTCTGCTTTCACTTTGGCATTACCAAAACCAACGATCAATGTTTCCTCTTCAAAAGCTCTGTCCGAAGACTCAGTTTCAAAGATTTCAGCATGTTCGTTTTCGTAGCGGTCATACTCCATTCCAAACAAGGCGTTTAGCCCTGGTTCTAGCTCCTTGGCTAGTTGTGATCGATTAATCGCCATTACTAAACTCCTGCGGTTTGAGCGTAAAAATGCTCGTTAATTTTAACAATCATATTGACGTTAGTAGAAAGAGTTCCTGTTCCTAGAGCGTTATTCTCTGGATCATTAGAAAAACCAACAATTCTACACTGAGCTGTACCTGTAGCCATAGTGCCACTAAGATCTACATTAGATCTACCAGTGGTTGTACTACCAGCAGCGTAAACAATGTCAGCGTTTAGGCCAACAACTGTTTGTGTAACACTACCCGTAGCAGCACTTTGAACTTCAAATAAAGCATCAGGATCGTCAACTATGAACCCAACTGCATCAGAAGTGACTTCACCGTTCGGAAAGAAAGATGAAAATTGCACCTCTCCTGCTGAATCAGTATATCTGCACCCCTGAAAGACTCCCAATAATAAATCGCCAGCAGCAGCAACGGCTATGCCGCCTGTGTTAACCATTTTTACCGGGTCGCCTGTAAAGATACTTCCGGTCGTACCTGAAAGAATTCTATACTCAGTAGTACCAGTGCTGTTAACACTGCTTCCAAGTTTTCCTACAGGTCTTAAACCGAATTTAGCATTTATATTTGCCATAGTAGTTTCCTAGTTAATGTTTATTCTAGATTCAGTAATTACTTACTTCCTCCACCAAAAGTAACCTTTGATGACACTTTACTTGAAATTGGCATCGCAGGATTCTCTTCACGCATTAGGTCGTTCTCCACGGCATTCATTTGGTTTTGAGTTTGTTGTTCAAAATATTGATTTCTTTGATCTGCGATTTCTTTGTCAATCTTGCACAGTATCAACCCACCCACACCAATAACGCCAGCGTGCCGACCATCATCGACTGTAGGAAGATCGTGAAACCCAGATATTTCTTCAGGCTTTACTGGGACGAATCCTTCACGAAATCTTTTTGAGACATTCGTTTTGTCATCTTGTCCTAGCACAGACTCTCTAATCCAATGATAAACTAAACCTTGAGCTTCAGCCTGTTTAACGGCTTCTTCTGGCAGTTCTAGAGCAGAAGGCATTTTCCAAACTTTTGGTCTTTCGTCTTTAGCTCTAGTGTCAGAACTTCTTGAAGCTCTAACATCTTCATTTTGAATCACTGTTTCTTTATCTTTTGTCATGATCTTTCTAACCTCGCTTTTTGTATTGCGTAATCTTTAAATGACACTCCAAGTTTCTTAGCTAGTTGCTGTTCGCTCGGTGTCAACTCGATACGATTTTGTTTGCGTCCTGTCGATGTATTGCGTGTGGCTGAAGCGACTGTTTGGACGGGTTTTTTGTCAGCTTCCACGTTAAATTTATGAGGCAACTCTTGTCGCACTCTGTTATTTAGTTCACTATAGTATTCATCAGATTCAAGGTCAAACCCTTCGTTCTCTAATTGATTGTGAATTGCAAAAGCAACTGAAGTTGCAATTTGATCTTTTCCAAACCAAGTGTTTTCTTGTGCCCATCTTTTAGCATTGTCTGAAGGATCTTCATACTCTTGAACTGGTTGTTGTTGTTCAAGGTAATCTGGTTGATTTTTAACTTGTTCGTTATAGGCTGCTTCTTGTTCTTCATACCTTTTTTGGTCTTGCCTATATTGTTCAAGTCTAGCTTTATCTGAAGTGGCCATCGTTAAAGCTTCTGTAGCTGTAGCTATTGCATCAGGATCCTGGGACTCAGTAGCTGTTTTTAAGGCTTGTCTTGCTAAAGTTATTTGAGATTCAACACGATTTGTAAATTCATCTCCATAACTATTTTGAAAAGACTTTTGAGATTGCCTTAATTGCTCATTTTGTTCTTTTAACTCTTTAGCATATTGAACGGCCATCAACTCCCTTCTTTGAAACTCTTTGGCTTGTGCTACTGCTTTGTTAATCCTGTTTTGTGCAAGAGATGCTCTTTTCTCTATATCTGATTGATCTTTAGCTTTTTCTTCAACTTGAGGAGAAACTTCAAAATCTTCTTTTATTTCATCCTCAGTTACAGGAGTAACTTCTTTGTTTTGATCTAAATCAATATTTACAGACTCTTCCTGAACCTCATCCTCTACTCTTCTGTGTTCAGGGACTGCAGCTTTTTCTATTTTTTCATCTGTAATTTCTACATCTATGTTTTGTAACTCTTCAACATTTTGTGCTTCTTCTGCCATTATTTACTCCTATAAAGATTTAATATCGTCTGGGTCTAAAATAGTTGCTATCACTTCATCATCATTAATAATTCTAACTTCATGATCATCTTCTAATCTAAAACGAGTTCCAGCATATCTACCTATCAGTATCCAATCTCCCTTTTTACACCAAGGGTTATCACCAAATTTATTTTCATCTTGATAGGCTAAAGGTCCTAATTTTAAAACATAGCAAATGACTGTAGATAAAGCTTCTCTATCTACTGTTTCTTTTACTAATTGAATTCCAGCTTCTGTAACCCCTTTGCCTTTGTAGGGTAAAACTAACAAACGCCACCCGGATGGGTTTGGCATTCTGTCTAGTAGGGATTTGTTTAGTAGTTCTGGATTAAGAACTCTTTCTTCTTGTGCTACAAAAGCTTTATCTAGTTCTGAAGATTGCTCTAGATTATCTTTTGCAATGTTTTCTTTATATTCTTCAAATTTTGTTTTTGCGACTTTTTCATTCATCGATGTTATCCATATGCAGCGTTTCTCTTAAATCTTCTCTGAGAGAGCGAATCGCTGATAACTCTCCCATCAGGTATTTGTAATCCTCCATCGATTTTATATTGCCACTCGCAATTATGTCAACTGCGTTCTTTTCTCTTTGGTCTAAAGTCTTAAAAAAATATTCTGCTAAATTTACAGCATCCATTGGCTCTCTCCTGCCTATGTTAGTTTATCTTTCTCTAGGATTTACTCGCATGATTGGTCTTGTTAAGCTTGGTCTAGTGCCGAGCGTTGGAAGTGTGGGAGGTGACACAGAAGGTAGTGGTGACGCAGAAGGCATAGGTTGAGGCACAGTTGGAGGAACTATAGGTGCTGGAAATGAAGGATTAGTTAAAGGTAAGATTTTGCCTTCAATCATTTGAGGATAACCAGCAGCTTCAAGAAGTTTTGCATTTTCATAACTTTCAAATACTTTAGGTTTGAATGTTCCATCTGCTCTAGGAGTACCAAAGATGTATGGTGTATAGATGCTTAAAATGTCTGCTTGTGTTGGAACTAAACCAGCAGCTAATGAACCAGCTACATCTTTGACATTAAAAGTTGAGGCTACGGGCTCTGTAACGGAAGGAGCTGGTGTTGGTGTAGTAACAGGTGTTCTTCTTGGTGTTGGAGTTGTTGCACCACCTGTATCTTCATATTCTAAAAATTTATCTCTAGCTTTATCTGCTTCTTCTTTATTCAAATAAATATAAGGTTTAGCTGAATCAGGAACTCTACTATAACCTTTAGTAGTGCTACCAGATTTACCAGTAGTAGGATCAAAATAGTGAAATGTCATTGAATCAATATATTCTCCGCCTAATGCTCTTCTGCCTAAATCACTATAAGCAAAAGGATCATACTTTGGCTGTGGCATAGGTTCTGGCATTGGCATTGGTCTTACCGGTCCCGGATCAACAGGTAGTGTTTCTTTAGGTTGTTCTATCGGCACTCTAGGCGGTGCGGGTTGCGGTGCTTGAGGAGGACTAGGCATAGGCATTATTGGCCTTTCGTATGGTCTTCTAAAATTATCTCCTATGGGATCTGGTCTTCTATCCGTAGGCATAAAAGCTTGTTCTGGCTGAACAGGAGCTTGATAGCCTTCAGGTGTAAAAAATGCTGGACCTCCAACAACTAAACTAGGTCTAGGTTGCATAGGTTGTGGAGGAGCTGGCATACGTTCTATACGCTCTACCTCACCAAACTGTTGGTTTTGAAAACCTGGTGCTACAGGAGGTGTTGCCATTAATAAATTCCGCTAAACTTAGTTCCTCTCAAAGCAGCCTTACCACCACGAGATTTACCTGCTCCATATGGTTTAGGTGCACTACCATTAGCTATATCTTCTGGTCCTGAATAATTAACAGTGCCTTGATCTTTGATAGTAACGCTTGATTTAACGCCTTGTGTTTTTTCCATAGTTTTACCCTCTATTTTTAAATCTATTTCTTTTTAGGCTTACCCTTTTTCTTTTTGGGTTTGCTTTCTTTAACAGCTTTTGCGAGGACTTTCTCCGCTTCTTTGTCGGCCTCTTTCGCAATTTTCTCGATGTCGATATTTGCATTCTCATTGACGCTCTGTTGATTGGCATTGATTCTTCGCTCCTCTTCTAGCTTTAATTGTTTCTTTTGCAATTCTGCTTGTTCTTTTCTTATTGAACTCATCTGTTACCTCTCATAATGTCCATTGCTTTAAATTGTGCAGCTTGATCTATTCTTTCTCTAGCTATATCGTCTTTCATGATAGCAATATCTCTCTGAATAGCCAAACGTTGTTCTGAAAGTTTGTTATTCTCCATTGCTCTCATAGCGTCAAACTCTTGTTTTTGAGCAAACTCTTCACGTTTACGTTGAACATCATCAGCTTTAATATCTAGCTCTTTTCCTCTCAACTCGACCAAAGGATCTGGCTGTGGTGGAGGTGGCATGAACATAGCGTTGATTTGTTCTGTTAACTGCGATACGACTGCTGCTATATCCTTGGCAACGTTCTCTTGCAGTTTCTGTTGATACTGCATACCTATTTCTGGTGGTAATTGTTGTATCTGTTGGAAAGTTGCTTGGAACTCAGGATCTTGTGCATTCTGTTGATCTACAATTTCAGCAGCTCTAAATGAAATATGCTGATAGATATGTGCTTGTATCAAAGATAACACCATAGGGTTTGCCTGTGCAGTTATCGTTCCATACAAAGACAAGTGACTATTGATGTGTGCATCGTGGTCTTGTCCGGCAAAAGCCTGTTGTGGCACACTAGCTATTAATCCAGCATTTTCATTAGCAGGATCAACAGGTTGTGGTTGCGGCGGTGGAGGCAATAACTGTTCTATGTTTTGCACACCCATAGAAGAATACATTCTTCGATAAGCCTCATATATTCCTTGCGGACCGTGTATTTGAGGATTGCTTTGTACGGTTCTCAATAATTCTTGAGACATCATGACTCTTTGACTCATTGAGAAAGTATTTGGATCTGAAACAGGTAGAATATCAACCCTATCATCAAAGTCCATAGACTTAATCATTTGATTGCCATTTGCAGTATTGTAAGGATAAGAAGGTGGCAATGAATCTGCGAATACTTTAGCTAGTATTTCAAACTCTATTCTTTGGCTTGAATGCAGTCTTTTGTGAATTGCACTCATCACACGAGTACCACGTTCTAATAACGCTATTGTTGTTCCTACAGGTGCGTTCTGATTTGCATCACCTACTTGCATATCAGCGATAGATGCGAAACGCCTACCACTGTCTACCAAGATCCCTAGGAGAGAGAGTAGGGTTTGACTCGGCTCCTTAAAAGGTAGCGGAACAAAAGCGTCTCGCAAACTACCACCGGGAGCATCCATATCTCTGAACTCTCCAGGTTGCAAAGGTTGATCGTCATTACGTATGCGGATTCCTCTAGCCTTAAATCCGGCAGGTAAATTAGAAAGCGTACCCGCATCTATAAGCTGACGCAGTATAGATGTTGAAGCTTTCGATAGACCACCAATCATGTGAGTCAAACCAAATCCATAGAATCCTAGACCTGGTAAAAATTTGTAATGCACAAAATAATTAATCCTTTGTTTTAAAGGATCATCTTCTCTGTAGTTTCTTCTAACAGATAAAACTTTGTTGTTAGCTATCGTAACAATGTATGGAAGCTTGATACCTGTTTCTTCTCCTTGTGCATCAAGATCTTCAAAACCCGGTATATCTAAATCTGTATGTATCTCATGTACCTTGCAGGTATCGTCATCGTTATAGCTAGGACTTACACCTT